TTCCTGAAGGAGCATTGTACCATTTATGCCCACCACTGTACCCATCTTGATAATATCTATTAGCAAAAAAACCTGTTTGGATGTATTTAAATCCTGAATTGAAATAAGCATTGTTTAAAATGTTTGCCTCATCATTTCCAATAAATATTCCATATCTACTTTGCAATGCTGGGTCTCCTGACGCACTCGGTGTAACTCCTAATCCTAAATTGCCTGAAGTGGTAAGAATCATTTTAGTACCACCTCTATAAAAAGATAAGTTACCTACTCCTTCTCTACCATTTTCAATGTTCCATTCAACTCCACCAACTCTTGTATCAATCATTTGATAAATTGGAAAAGTTGTATTCCAATCTCCCCTTACTGAAGTATTACCATAAACATTTATAGCAGTTCCACTTTCTTGCATTATACTATTTCCTATTGTACTTGCACCTGTAAACTTAGGTAGGTAGTTTGTTGTACCTGTTCCTGTTACAGGGTTAGTTAAAGCGTTCTGCTTGTTATTAAACGTAGTCCAATCTGTACTTGATAGTAAACCATTTTGTGAACCACTTGCAGTTGCAATAGCTAAAGTAATCGTACCACTTGTAGTGATAGGAGTTGAACCAATAGTTACTCCACTTGTTGCAGAAGATAATCCTACGCTTGTAACTGTTCCTACACTATAAGACCTATTCGCACTTAAATCAAATGAAGTTCCATTAATAGTTATAGTTCTACTTGTTGGAACGTACCCACTTAAATCAGGTGCGTAATTAGGAATGTTAAAAACCCCTGTTGTTGAATTATAAGTAGCTGCTCCGCTTGTACCTGTTGTAGTTAAGCTAATCGCTGCTCTTGCTAAAGCATCTGTATATTGAGTAATTGTTGAAGTAATTACACCTGTTGTATTGTTGTAGCTTATTCCTGTACCTGCACTTAAAGAAGTTAAGGTTATAAAATTAGAGCCATTAGTGATTTGATTATTATTGGTAGGTATTGTTATTACCCCTGTTGTGCTATTGTAAGCACCACTACCTGCCGTAAAACTTAAAGCAGCTCTTGCTCTTGCATCCGTAAAGTAAAGGTTTGTATTTTCAGTTACTTGACTTGTATTGTAATCGCCACTTGTAGCTACAACCGCACCTGTTCTACCAAAGACACTTGTAACCGCATCCGTATTATCATCAGTCCAAGAAGCCGTAATAGTACCTGCATCTTGTTGTGTTAAAGTTAAAGTTTTTGTAGTTGTTCCTGTAACCGCTGCTGAAACAATCATATTGTTATAAGCAGTATTAAAATTAACCCAATCTAAGTTATCTAAATAACCATCAACTAAACTTGTAGCAGCAGGTATTGATATTGTATTGCTTGTGTTAACTAAAGGAGCAGTAAATGATAATGCAGCTTGTTTGTTATTGAACGTACTCCAATCTGTTGAACTTAACTTACCTGTATTTGTAGCCGAAGCAATAGGTAGGTTAAAAGTATGCGTAGCCGTTGAACTTGAGATGTTAAAGTCAGTTCCACTTGTTCCTGTTGCTAAAAATTGTACTTGTCTTGTTAAGTTATTTAACGAAGTCAATCCTTTAGAAAAGGTTGTAACTACTTGACACAAATGATTGTTCTCTGTATGTAAAGTAACTACTCTTGTATCCACGTTAACATATATTCTAATTGCTATTCTATCTGTTATTGCTAAAGTAGTTTGAGTAACAGGGATAGCAAAATAATAAGGACTTAACGTAGTTCCGTTTGTTAAATATTCAGGTACACTTTGACTACTTCCTAATAGCGTAAAAGTAGTGCCGTCATACTTATAAATCTCTGCATATACATAAGGATTGTGATTATTTGAGTTCACACTAAAATAAAACTCACAATTAAAGTTTCCTGCAGGTACTTCTAATAAAGCAGGGTCATTTGCGTCTGTAATATAACTTGCTATATAGCCATTAGTTGAAGCCGTAATATCAGTTCCCGCACCACTTATAGGGTCTTTACTAAATTCTCTATAAGCAACTCCACCGATAGTACCTTGACTTACACTTGAATTTAGATAATAAGATACAGAACTTCCGCCTCCTGTTGATGTTGGAAAATCTGCTAATGCGCCATCCCCTCTAACATATTGATTGGCTCCACCCGCAAATCCAATATTTATCGTTCCTGCCGTTGTAATTGGACTGCCTGTTATTGTTAAAGCATCGCCTGTTTCTGTAACTGCTACGCTTGAAACTGTACCCGTTGTAGCAAATAAATTAGCTATCTGTAATAAAGAAATCTTTTTACTTACACCTGTTATTGGGTCGCCTATAATTGTTAAATCCGATGTCTCAGGGGACATCTCTGTTGCTAGTTGATTAATTTTTTTAGATTCCATTTGTAGGTATTTGACAAGTGTCGTTTAATGAAGATAATGTTAATGAGAAATCAATCTTTAAACCTGCTAAATAATCAGGGTCGGATTCCGTAAAAAATGTTACTGACATATTATCACTAACAACCCAATTATAAATATGGTCTCTAAGACTAGCAACCATATCCTGACCTACTAAAGTCATATCACTTAGAACCTCTGTTTCGTTTGTTTCTTCCATTAGCATCCTATCCATAACATAGATAGAAAAATTATATTGTATTTGCTTTGCTAATATTTGAGCATCGTTTAAATTAAAAAACATAGCAGGATAAGTTACTTCTCCGTTGCTAAGTCTTTCCCAAACATCCCCAAAGTAAACAAACTTAATTTGCTCGTGGTTGTTTCCGAATTCCGTTATTTGCTTTACTATTTGATTTAGGGTCATTCTTTTTTGTTTTGTCTAAATAAACTTTTAGCTTATTTTGATTCTTAATGTTAGCTTCTTTGCTCATATTAGCATCCTATTTTACCTTGATATTTTTCCGATAGTGGCTTTTTGCCTGAACAATCGCAATCATCATCTAAAAATAAAGAAGTAGTATAACCTTCTAAGTCAGGTAAAATTGTATCTATTCCGCTTGTATAGTTTAAATATTCAGGGAACATAGTATTGTTCTGTCTAAGATATTTAATTAATCTTTGCTTGTAGAACTCCGCTCTTGTCCTGTATCTATTAGCCACATCAATCATATCTTGCATAGAAGGGTTTTCTTGATTCTCGCCTGACTTTCTTAATAATCCTTTATTGTAGAACTGATATGATAACCCCATAGGTAATTCACTCATTACATAATAAATCAAACAATCCGTTACATAATTGTTAAGTAAAGATTGTTCGTTTGCATTTAAGTTATTACTATTAATTCCCGCTTGTAATCTATTATAAAATGTACTACCTAATGCAGGCATAATATACATATCTTGTGCAGTCTTGATTTCAGGCAATATTAACTTTTCGTCAACATTAGCGTGTAATCCTGTTCTGTCTTTTATGCTTTGTACTGATATAAATAATGTATTTAATGACATCTTATTATTTTTTTCTTGTAACTATATTTGTTTTCCACTCGTGTCTGCAGGATTCGCTATGTTCGCCACTAGGCATTGTCCACCAACCACCTGCTCTATCCCAAACCGAATAACCTAATCTTGCTGAAATTTGCTCAATGTCGCTTCTGCTATATAGCTTTTTTGCTCTTATTAATTCTTTGCAAAAAGGTCTGCTATTCCCTAAATCTGCATCACTAAATCCCGACTTCCAACCATAAGAATAACGAACTAGAATCTCTGTGGTTTGAGGCTTAACATTACCAACTGTCTTACTTAAAGGTTGTACTAATTCCCTAGAAATAATAATATTGCTATTAATGCCCTTTCCTATCTTCTCTTCGCTAGTTTTTAAAATTTTTCTATCTTCTAGGTCTTTTAGAATATTGTTAATTGTCTCAACGCTTTCATCTAAAACCTCTGCTAATACTTCGGGTGTTACATCTTTTTGTTTTGCAATTTGGTCTAAAATATCCGATTCTAATTGCGTAACGTCAGCAAACATATGATAGTCCGATTCTTCGCTAAAACGCTTTTTTGACTTCCAAATATTATAAGATTCTTGACTTTCGCCAAACTCATAAAATACACTAAAGTCTTGCGCTGCAAATTCTGCATCTAATTCTGCTCCTAACCAAGTATTAACTTCCTCATCGCTTAGTGCGTATCCTGTTTTAAGCATAGCACTAGCTTGTTCTCTGTTAATTTTACCTTTGTTAAATTCACGAATAATACGCTGCATATTCTGCCACTCACGACCTTTTAAACCTTTTATATGCTCGTTAACAGATAAACTTTCAGCAGGTGCTTCTGCGCCTGTTGGCAAGTATTTAGTCGCATCAATACCAATCTTTTCTAAAATCCACTCTTTTGGTGCCATAGATACGATTGTAGCCTCACTAAATTCGATACCTATTGGCTCTGTTGGTATAATCTTTATATCGCTTACGACACCTTTAAACTTAGCTAACATATTAAATACACTTTCTAGGTGCATCTGCTTAGCGTTAACATAAGTATTTTTAAATATTTCGTAACCATCCCTCATCTCTGTTCTAGTTCCTAACTTACCCGCCTCTGCAATACCCATAATAGAAGGAGTAGTAACTTGATGTCCACTAAATATATTAGTTTGTATTAATTCGTCTATCTTACCAAAGTCCTCTTTTGTTAAATCGCTAGTGCCTAAATCATCAATAACAGGCTTTCTAGATATGTCATTAACAAAGGCAATCATATACTTTTTGCCGTCTGCTCCGCTATATGTTTTTCTAATTCTATTGTCTACATTACGCTTCTCTTCGTCATTAGGTTCGCCATTCGGTAAAGTAATAAGTTTACTAGCCGAAAACCCTGTTTGTGCATTACCTAAGATATGCTTAGATACCTCAATATCGGATTCAATATAGTTTAATGCAGCAAAATAACTAGGCAATCCATAGATACCAATATTAGGTCTGTACTCTTTTACGTACAGAATTTGCTTACCTTTTGGTTGTTTAGGATTAAATGCCGCAATAACTTCAGGCTTAACCTTGTTATCCTTCCAATCTTCTTTATACCAATACTGCGTATTATCTTTATTTGTGCGCATCTTAGTGTAATCACAATGCCAAATCTCTGCTAGGTTACCCGACAAGTCCCAAATGATTTCTAAAAATGCACCACCAAAGATTTCAATATCTAATGATACCTTTCTAGTTAAATCATTTAACGATTCAATTCTATTAACTTTGTCAATAAAGCCTTGCGCATCAGGTTCTCCTGCCCAACCATTACCTGTAATGTAATGTACCTTGCTTTTAATAATTGCGCTATGCTTAGAAGACTTATTGTATAAGTCCACTATGTAGTCAGGGTAATCGTTATTTTCGCCATATTTAATGTACCCGCCATCGACCCCTTTCTTTTCTTTGAATTCAGGTTGTCTAGCTTCTGCGAATGTTAATACTCTTAAATCTATCATTGTCTAATTGTATAAGTGTCTGTTGTTGTAAATTGATTATATGACAAGGTAGAACCCGATAGCCACATAATGCCTGTTTCTAGCTTGTTTAAGCCTGTTATATTTGTATTAGTAGTGCTAGTCTGCTCATATACTTCGTATGTATATTGACCCTCTAATGCACTAGCAAAGTTAGTGTTCGTAACTATGTTAAATTGATTGTACCTGTCTTTATACAAACTTACGTCAGATGCGTTTAAAACCACAAATTTAATTACATTATTGCTACTTCTGTTTGTAAACACAAAAAGGTAGTTAGGGTTAGTCAGTAACTGCTTTTCAGTTAATGTCATAACAATCGTATTAGTTTCGCCTTTTGTTAAGTGTATCATCAATTATAAATAGCATTTATATAAATATTTACAAAATAAAAACCCCCACCTAGAAAACTAGGCAGGGGAACTAAACTATGAAAAACTACAAACTTATCCTGCAGTTGTAAGTGCAGAAGCAACTGTACTATTTACTTCAGGTGCTAATGCAGGCTCTGCGCCTGTAAAAGTCAAAGTGTAACCACTTCTGTCTCCTTCAGCAGTACCTGATGCAGCATTACCTGCAGTCAAATCTAATGCTCTTGTTTTACCAAGATACCAATACTTGCCATTGTTATCTTTAGCAACCGCTACAAGTCTATTTTGAGCCAATAACAAGATTTCGTTTCTTGTATTAGCTTGTAGCTTATTTAAAATTATTGTTAATTCAGGTGTGAAAAACAAAGTACCATTTTGAACATTTGATGCTACATTCTCTGTGAACATAGATGTCCCTTTTGTTAATTCGTATTTATAGAATCTTTTACCTGTTGCTTTTACTAATGCAGTAATTACACCACTAGCTTCGGTAGTAGAAGTTACATCTGAACTTGCAATAAAATAAACTTCCGTAATACCACCTAGTGAATCACGGCAATCTAAGGTATATCCTTGTGTTAATGCGCACGGCATATTCTATTATTTTATTGTTTTAAAAAATGGGGAGTATATTTCAACTCCCCTAATAATTACATGATTACTTTTACGATTTCATCAGGGAATGCAATATTCACACCCATTTTGAATTCAGCAGCAAATCTTACTTCGTCAGCCTCTTTAGCAAAGAAAATTTCAAACTTCTCTTCTTCGTTTAATAAGTCTGTACCTAAGAATAAGTTGCTTAATCTTAAAGCAAATACATCGTTAGTTCCGTTCAAACCTTGAACTGCTACAACTTTAATTGAAGTACCTGGCAATACGAACTCGCTATCAGCCTTACCATCAAATGCGTAGTTAAACATATTAGCATTTTTCAATGCAATAGTGTAAGTTCTAAAAGTATCTTGACCTACGAAGATAGTCATATCATCTGCAGCTACTACTTTAGCAGGGATAGCTTTGTAAACACCATCTAATAAAGCAATCACGTTAGATGCAGTAATAGATGTTAAAGGTGCACCTGAAACAAATCCTGATACGTTAGCATCAACAACTCCTGCAGCAGCACCAATCAATTTGATTAAACCATCAAACTTGTTTAAGTTGCCATTAGCAGAAGCAGTATCGCCTTGCCAAATTGCAGTCTCTAATTGAGAAGCGATTGTTAAAGCCTTTTTATCTGTGTACTCTTGCTCGAAAGGAATAGAATCATAAGTAGAGCCTGTAGGTAAAGCCTTTTGTAAATACTTAGCTTCTAATGTCTTAGGACATAAAGCCTCTTGTACTTTAATTTTACCAACTGTCACTGTTCTTTGAGTGAAAGAAGTTGTACCTGATGCGTTCCAACCGCAAGTACCACCTGCTTGAAAGAATGCGTCTGTATCCATAATGTTGATAGTCTCTGCAGACTTTACACCAACCATTACATTACCTGCACTTTTAATTAAAGATGCAGTTTTTGCGCCTAATACTGAAGAAGTAACCAATAATGCTTCGTTCTCTTTAGTATAGTTTGCTAATGAACTTACTGAAAATGCCATTGTTTATTAATTTATTTGTTTAAAATTGCGTTTCTATATTTCTCTAATCTTTCGTACTTGCTATCATTAGTAGTTACATAAGATTGAAATGCGTTTGCTGCTTTTTGAGTTGGCTCGGCAGTTGGAGTGTTTGAAAGTGCTTCTACTAATTCAGCTACTTGTGCAAAACCTTGCTTAACCTTCTTCTCTAATTCAGCAATCTTTTCTTCTAATTCCATTTTTTTCTTTTCGTAATCGTCTTTTAACTCTTGAATCATTGCAGTTGTGTCTTGTGCAGGAGGCACAGGAGCAGCAGGAGCAACAGGTTCTTCTTCAATTACGTCTTCTTTTGGAGAAGAGATTTCTACGATTGCACCTAATTCATCAACTTGTATAGATGTACCATCCATTAATTGATGCTCGCCCATAGGAGCAGGAGTGCCATCTTCCATTGTTACCATACCACCAATTTCTAATGCAGATATCATAACCTTAGTTCCATCTACTAAAGAATATTCAGCCATTTCTACCTTTGTTACTTCAGGTGCAACGGGTGCAACAGGTACAACAGGCTCAACGACTTGTGGCATATCTTCAAATAATGCTCTTATTTGTTGTAATGCTTCTTTTGGATTCATTTTTCTTTTTATTTAAATGTTAATAAATATTATTGTTTATCACTTAGAACTAAATTTGTTCTAATATGTTAATTATCTTTTGCATCTTAATTTCCTCATTAGTTAATTTAGGGGTGTAATTAAATATGCCCTCAATAGAAAAGCCATTAATTAATCCTTCCTTAACCTTATTCCATACTTCGTCATTTTCTACTAGCATAGATACAAACCAACTTCCGTTTGGAGCATCCTCAAAACCTTTCATTGGAGCAATCCCCCTTGCTTTGTCGCTAATAAAACTTTCGAACATAGTTACCCCTGTCTCTATTTGATTAGGGTCGTGCATTAAGTTTACATTGTTTTGATAGCCTTTTTTAAAGTATTTCTGTACAATTTTAAGAATAGTATCTTTAGAAAAAGCCACATAATAATCGCCAAAACTAGCATCACTCCTAAAAATAGGTGTGTCAGCCAACATAGCGCATCCGCTAATAATACGCTTATCTTCGCTAACAATCTGAAACTTCTGTTCGTTCTTAAACGCATTCCAATTCTTTTGAATAGCAGGTCTATCGACTAAAGAAACGAATTGCACCTCTGCATCATCATTTAAGTCATCCGATATTTCCAACATATATAAAGGTAATTCCATACTCATAAATAGTGTTTTATTAAATATTAACTAAATCTTGCTCTTTGTCTAATTGCAGCCATTCTTTGCTGATTGCTAGTTACATCACTTTCAACAACGTATGCCCTAACTGCTTGATTGCCAATATCATTTATAGATTGTTGACTTATGTTAGTTGTTTGCGCTCTTGGTAATTGTGGAAGCATTGGTGCTTGTGCAGAAACAGATGGCATACCTGCACCGCCTACACTACCTGCGCCACCGCCTGATTTAAATTTAGCAATACTTGTAGCTGCAATAGTTGCAATACTTGCACCTGCTCTTATTTTTGCACCTAAAGATGCTTTAGTAGCTAAAGCTATACCACCATCAGGAAGTAATTTCCAAGTTGGGTTTGCATAATACCCTGCAATTTCTCTTTGAGTATTTACTACAACTTGCGCTATTGCCATTGCTCTATCAACAATAAATAAGGCATTCGCTAAATTCTCATTTTTACCTGCTAATGCACTTAACAAATTTAAACCTGCAGATGCTGCTTCAAATTTCGCATCTTGTAATTGATATTCTGCCTCTAATTGGTCAGCTTTAAACTGCCTATCCCTTTCTGCTTCTTTATCCCAACCTTCTATCTGTATTTGCGCCCTTTTCCCCCAATATCCTTGTGATAATTCATTTGCTCTTTCTTCAGCCTTTTTTTCGTCTTCTTCTTTTTGAGCATTATTTAATTCTATCATTTTTTTAGAATCAATAACCTGTTGCCTTCCAAGTTTTTCCCTTAATGCCTTTAAAATTTCATACTTCTTTATTTCGCCATCATAGTCTCTTTGTATTTCTAATTCAATTCTTTCAATTGCTTCTTGAACTTTTTTATCTTCTACTCTTTTTTGTTCAGCTAATCTTGCAACCTCTGCATCAACTGCTGCATTTTTTATTGCATTTTCTGTATCTGCTGCAGCTTTAGCATCTATCTTAGCAATTTCATTAACGTATCTTTGTTGCGCCTCAATTTTTTGTTTTCTATAACCTTGCTCTATTTGAAAAATTTCTTCCTCACTAGCACCTCTTGACTTTGCTTTTGCAATATCAAGTTTTTGTTGTCTTTCTAAAAAAGCAACTTCCCCATCTAATTGAACTTTTGCACCATCTTGTATTTGTTTATTTAACTTTTTTTGCGCTTCTTCAGCTTTTTCAGCAGCACTTGTAAAGTTTTCAAATGCAGTAACTGCTAAAGAAATACCTGCTACAAGTAATCCAATACCTGTTGCTGCAATAGCAATTTTTAATCTATTAAATGCAACCGAAGTAGTATTTACAGAAATGCCTAATGCATTCATAAGACCTGTTGCAATCCCTGTTACTACATTATTAGCTTGTTGAAATAATGTATTAGTTTTAATTATAGCACCTAATCTTGCAAAGTCTTTTGCACTATCCCTTATTGTTGATAGTCCTTGCGAAAGAGCCATTGCTGCATTTACTTTTAATAATGCCTTTTGAACATTCTCACTTTCAACACCAAATAATGCCATAGAACCTTGTATTGCTCCAAAGCCTCCTGCAACTGCACTTAACGAACCTGATAATGCTTGAAACTTTTTGCCAGGGTCAAATAATTCAGTAGTCTCTCTTGCCTCTTGTATCTTGTCTCTTAATTCAGCAACTTTGTTAGCAGCCTTAATAGCTTCAGCAGAATAATCGCCATATAGCGTTTGTGCTTTTAGTAATTCACCATTAGCTGCTTGAATTTCTTTTCTAATAATGCCAATTACTTCTGTCCCTTTTGTCTCAATATTAATATTAAGATTTAAATTTTCACTCATTAGTATGTTGTTTCAATTACTTTTAATAAACTTATTTTGGTCGTGTTGTATTCCATAGGGTTAAAATTCTCAACCTTATTTAATCTAAATAGAACTCCGTCAATCCATATATACTTGCTAAAATCTAGGTTGTTAATATCTGTAGTATTTAACAAAGCAGAGCAAGTTAATAGTTTACTATCCTTGCTAGTTATCTCTGCTATATATTGACTATGATAGGCATTAAATAGATTTGTAGTCGGATAGGTATTTGCAGTAAATTGTATTTCAAATGGCGCACCAAAGTTAATATCATTCGTAGGTGTAAAAGGGTCGTTAAGATGCCCTCCATATCCATAAGTAGTTATTGTGTCAACTACTGATACTCCATTTAAAACATTATAACTCGTTCTACCTGTTATTTTTTTTGCTTGCATAATCCTAATAACACTATCCATTGAATTTTCTTTTGTGTTATTATCCGATACTTTATAAATAGCAGGATATATTTTATCGGTTCCAACCTTTTGATACAATACACTTGCTGCAAATATAACATCAAGCGTATCTTCGTCTTTACTAAAATCAAACTCTGTATCATATATTCTATCCCCATACCCTTCGTTATACTTTTTAGTATAGTTCTCATTATAAAAGTCATTGTCTTGCTTAAACTTATAATTAAAATACCTTGCGTTTAATTCACTCATAGGTTTTATGCTTAAAGGCTTTGACCTGTCTATTTTATTAGACCAATCTAAAGCATTTGCATAAGTATCAGGATAAAAGTTAATATAAGGTTTAATAATAATCTTTTTATCATCCCAAGTATCTTCATAAACATATAGGTTAAACATTTTAACTATGCTTAAAAAGAAGTCTCTTTGAAATACCCCTCTTGGTATTGTATCATTAATAACTATTCCATCATTATAATTTACAGGAACAGGAACAAATGCATCAGAAAAAAAAGATACTTGAGCTTCTGTTAATGTAATAGGTGGGTCGTCTCTATTAGGTGCAGTATTTGTAAATCTAAATACAATAGCATCGCCTGTATTTACTAATAATTCAAATTCCTCATCTATTCCAAATCCACCAACAAAGTTAGAACTATAAACAATAGTGCTATTTTTATATATGTTAAATGTCCCGCTTGTAGAATCCCCTCCGAAAGTATATTTCATCTTTAGGTTTATAGAAACAGCACCCGAATATGTAAATGTAGTTCCACCTGCGCTTACAACTAATCCCGAGCCTGTAATAGTATCAAACGCTACTGCCCTTGTGCCTGTTATTTCTAAGTTAGTTGTTCTTGTAGCTACATTTAAATTGCCTGTTATTTTAGTTAATACCTTTTGATTATGTGGAATAATTAACCTATTAAATAGTTCTTGGTCGCCTGATAACAAATCTAATGTATAAGTATAATCTGTGCCTGCAAATATCTTTTGCAAATACTCTTTTACATATAATGCAGGTCTATATGCACTTACTTGAAAGTTTACCTTATCCGTGCTTACATTACCATAATCTATTAATGGGTAATAGTACCCTGACCCTGCAATAGTATCCCAACTAGCTTTAATATTAGCTATATTATAATCGTGGTCGTATGCACTAAAATCTAAATCTTGTAATCTATTATTGCCTAGTGCAGTTATAAAACCTCCTAGTTCTCCAAATACAGAACATTGATATTCAATAGTTTTGTTATCAACTACTATTTCTAGTATTCTTAATGTACCTTTAAATATCTGCACCTTATCAATAAAGATTCTACATTGAGCAGACTTTGATGCGTTAAAGTTATAGTTAACATTAGGCAACGTATTGTCTGTAAAGTTTGCATTAGCTAAATCAAATACAAAGCCAAATATTTTGTTGTTTATTGCAGTACCCGAAATATTAATAGTTTTAGAATAAGATGTATTTCTACTTCCAAAGTCATTAATATCATCAATAGAATAATTAAACTCTGTACTTATATCTTGCAATAAGTCTAATTTGTAATCCTCAACATATATTTCTGTACTAATCATTATCTAAATTGACTTGTTATATATTTACCAACCTCAATATCTATTTCAAAGTTAAATAGCTTATCCGAACTTTCTAGCTTATACTCGTAATTCGTGCTGCTAATTGTAACAGGGAAGTATGCACCTTGTACTTCCATATAAGTAATGGTACTTGCAAATAACTGCGCTAACCATTCGTAATCCTGTTGACTTACCCAATCCGAAATTAGATAGAATCTATCCTTATGCTGAATAGCGTAGTTTAAAGTAGTCTCATTATACTTATTGTAAGAATCGATATTAGTCATTGTATTGCCTGATAACTGCCAATCATTGCGTCTATATGATGCTCTCTGCACCTCTGTCGACCTCTTGTTGACTAGTGCAAACTTCATTGTATCCCAACCGCCTAATCTGTTTAAGAAATGCAAGTTATACTGCTTATATTTAGGATAGCACTTTTGTTTAAATTGTAGTTTCCTAGATATTGCGACACCTCTCTTTAAATAAACATTATAACCATAGGTATCCTCTGTAATTAAAGTTCTACCTGCAAAAGTATTTATATGTCCCGCTTGACAATTAAATAAGTTCATTTCGCCTAAGAATGTAATGCCGCCACTAGCAGTATCTATAACAGACCCTGATTCGTTAATAACATCAATCCAAGCCGAATATGCTCCCGAAGTAACCCTAAAATATGTTGCATAAAAATTGTCGCCATACTCTATTGTTATATTGTCCGCATCCCTTTCGGTTAGCCAATCATCTGTAAAGTTCTCGATTAATAGGTTTTCATAATAGTCGGATAGAACTAATGGAGTATTGTTATTAACAAATAGAATGTCAGCAAATAATGGTGGGTAATAGTTATATGCACTTAACGCACCCGATACTAGGTTTGTCGTAGTAACTAGATTGCCACCACTAACATACTCTTCGCCTACTTGTATTGTAGAATTAACTTTTATCTTGTCATTAGATGCAACTAGGATAGAACTACCCGATGGCTCAAAGTAGTTAGTTACATATGCTCTTACCATAGGGGATGCATTAAATACTCCATAGCTACCTTCCGCAGATGGCGAAGGGTATATCTTTGTTCTGCTTACTTGTGCGCCATTAACGTAAACATCATAAACAAACTTAAATGCAGTTTCGCCTACATTAGTTGAACTAGAAACGTACCATAAGTCATCGTGCATACTTGAATAAGGTGCAGGACTACTTTGAATTGTTATTGCCATTTTTTATTTCTTTACCGATTTGTCTAATTTTAATTTGTATATCTTTACCTAGTGCAGCCTCCATTACCTCGTAAAAGTTTTTGCCGAATACTTCTTTTTGTGCATTATCAAAGTAATGGGTTGACCTTAACCCCTTTCTATGTATTGACCTAGCTATAACAAAAGCTAAACTCTTTTTAGAAGTTATTGCTTTTAGTTCGACCCCTTTCTTTGAATATTTCTTTACTGATACTGCCTTTAACTTATTGTATCCTAACCATTTTTCTACTGAAGAAACAGGTATGCTCTTTTTAGAAGGACTAAACTTATAAGGAGTCTTTGAGTCTGCCTTAGTGTTTTTTGTACCCATTACCCCCTTGTTTACAAAATCCCAATACTTAGATGCAGGTTCGTTTTTTGGATAGCCTAAAGATAATGTATATGTTGTACCGAACTTTGAAAATTGTACCCTTATATCATTAATTGCCCCCGATGCAATAGAACCATTTAAGTTTAATAAGTATTGAGCAGTTTTTATAAAGTCCCCTCCGAAGTCTTTTAATAACTTCTCAACAACGGGTAGTTGTCCCTCTTTCATAGGTTGTTCGCCTATTGTATTAAGGAAGCCATCTGCTATTGCCTGTGCCTGTGCTTTGGATATGCTCATACTAATAAATAGTGTTATAACATAAAAATAACTATCCCCACCTTTTTGGGATGGGGACGTTAACCAAAAATCCAAACTATGAAAACTATCTTACCTTTTTAATCTGCTCGTTGTCGTAATCTGTTTTTGCTTTTAGATAGGATAGTATGTTTAAGCACTCTATTGTGCTAAGCTCATACGCTTCGCTAACTCTGCAATTTTCGTAGTCGGCAATAAGTTTGGTGCTATATTGCCATCCAAAATACTGCATAAACTTCGAACCACCTCTGTCGCTTGCTCCTGTTTCATTCCCGCTTCCAACATCTTGTTCTCCAAATAACCCTGTGAAACTTCTATCCAATTTCTGTATACTTGATAAAAAAAAACCAACGAGTGATAAACGTCTACAAATCTTGCTTCTAACATATCGTCTGCATACTCTTTATGCTTACTTGCATCGTATGCCTTGCTGACCCAAAAACCTAACCTATTGCGCTCCTGCGGAATTACCATAGTAGCTGCTAACTTATGTAGGTTACCATATAGGTCTTCACTAAATACTTTGCTTTCAATATATCTTGCGAATGGCATCTTGCTAACATCATAATTAATCTTGTATCTTTTCTTTTTAGAAATAGGTATATACTTGACCGCTTTGCCATTTATAGGCTCATTAAGGAACAATATTGTTTCTTTTAACTCTGCGTACTTATTTAAAGGTAAGCTATCTATTTGCATCTCTGTCATATTATTGACGATTGCAATTAGCTTAACATCTATGTCTAAGTCAGTATCGTTTTTGTCTTTTGTCTTTATAACATTATTAATCTGTTGATACTGCCATACGTTTATTTTGTCCCACATAGCTGCTTTATTTTAGATAAAGATACTGCAATTATATAAACTAAACAAGCTAATGGTAGGCTAATTAGTGTAAACTTTATAAGTTCATATGTAAATGTTAATACTTCTTTCATAGGTTATTTAATTAGTTATAGGTTCTAAATCTTTTTTTAGCATTTTAATAGCTAATTCCTTTTGTGCTAATTCTTTTTCTAGTTTAGCAATCTTCTCGATTAAACATTCATTTTCTAGTTTAATTAGATATTCCTGACTGATTGTATAGTTGTTTCTTGTCATAAGTTTAGTTTGTTGATGCATTTATATAAAAATAGTCTGTTATATCGTCTATATGATATAAGTTTAAATTGTCCTTATATTCGTTAGCCTCTTCCCAAGTTAACCCTGTCATTTCTATATCTTTAGACTTGCCCATTCCGATTGCATATTCTTTAACATATTTTCTTATAATGTCGTATTTCATATTAATTGTTTTAAAAAACCACCCCGATTTTTACTAATTACTATCAGGTTATTAATATTTATTTTTTTCGAGGTGGCTATGTTCTTAAATGTTTTGATAGATGGCTACTATTGTAAAGGCTAGTATTAGTATTAATACTGCCTGAATGTTATACTGCTTCTGTTTCATATTGACGTTCTATTTTGTTTTGTAATTCTAATAACATATCCTTGTCGTTAAGATATAGTTGTATTAGCTTAGGCTCTTCAAAACCTTCTACTAATTTGTCTATCTGTCTTAATCTTGAAAAGATAGCGTCTAATAATAATGATTGCTCTTGGGTTGTTAATTGTAATTTCATAGTGTTGGTTTTATGCTTCTTTTAATTTAAAACTATTTACAAATTCTATTGGTGTACCTCTAAAGAATTCTGTTTGACAATGGTCATTGTGATATGCTACGTATTCTATTGTTCTGTTTGGCTTAACTATAATGTCATATAGATAATCCTCTGAACACTTACTTCTGCTATTTAATCCGTAAACATATACGTTACCTGCTCCGTCTTTCATCTTAGCTATTAATTGAGCCGTTAAACAACCTGCTCCGTTAAAAACTAATGTTTCGTCTTTTAATCCTAGTCCATTAACTACGTAGCCTTTTGATAACCACTCTGCGGTTTCTAATGGATGCCCTTCAGGGTAGCCATCATACTGAACATAAATTAAACTAATTTCATTGCTTGTTATTGAGTCTTCTTGTTTGTGTTGCTCAATAATTCTGTACGTGCTTCTTGTTCCCATTGTATTATTTTTTGGTTAGAACAAATATACGCAGACTTATCCTATATATCCTAACAATATACTAACTATTTTTAAACAATTTGATAAGTGGTAAATACGAAGGATAAGCGGTTATGCAAGGCTATATCTGCCTGACCCACGCTTAGAATTATAACTTGACCACGCTAATGCTAATGCCATAACGCAGTCATCGTGGAAACCGCTAGGTGCGGAATAACGAACTCCTGTACTTGTAAAAATATACTCAAAGATATTTAATTCGTCAACAATAACCCCATCAGGATATTTGATTAGCTTCTGCTGAATAGCCGCAGATAATCCTTCCATTAATTGTTGCTTACTAGAACTCGTAAACCTTAAACCCTCAATCATCATTCCACTTCTTTGCAAGTCTTCTAATACAGGGTCGCCTACTCCTGTACTATCAATTAAAGTATGTGCTTTAGGCAAACGCTTTATATTTTCCTTAGTGTTATGCCAATCCATTTGAAACCTATCGAAGTAACATACTTGCCCTAAGTCATCTAATCCGACAATAACTGTCCAATCGACAGACTTTGCAATATCTATCCCGAAAGATACAGGTACTCTTCCGCTTATGGGTGCAATACATTTTCTAATAAACTCATTCCCAAAAGGGTTTGCGCTATTCTCTGCAGGATTTGCCATATACTCCTGCTCAAATACAACGTGTGGTAATTGAAACTTTGCAGCATCTACTTCACTAGCAGCTATTGTAGGATTGTCGTATGTAGTAAATTTAAAACTTTCCCAATCCTGTTCTCCGCCTTTCATATATAGGCTATAAAAGTAGTTAGTCCCCTTAGGGGTTGACAGGAATATTGCGCCTCCCTGATAGTCCGTAAGGGTCGGTCTTATAGAATTAAGCCAACCATCTTCTAGGTCAGGTATAAATGATGCCTCATCTATAATAACCTTGTGAAACTTTAAACCTCTAAAAGAATCAAGCCTTGTTCCTGTAAAGAACCTAATCTTGCCTCCTGTCCTAAACTCTATTATTAAATCCGACTTGTTAGTCTTGTATATACCATCAGGCAAATGCTGCAATAATTCCTGAAAGAATACCTTTGACAATAAATAGGTAGGTGTAACGTAGGCAACGGACTTGCCCTGCAACGCTTCCTTAATTGCTATTACCTGCGACACTAGAGACTTACCCCATCGTCTGCCGCACATCAATACAATAAACCTGCTATTAGATTCTAATACAGGTAATTGCGTCTTATGTGGTTGTGGAAGTATTATTTCCATAAGGCATAAACTTAACTGTTATTGTGTTATCGCTTGTAATGTCGATTTCAGCCTGTTCCTTCGGCTTTCCATATACTCTTGTTAATAAGGTCTCTAAAGAATACAAGCTGCCCTTAATAAGGCTCTTATTCATAGCATTAGCTATTGTCTTTTCTAGTATGGTTGCATCAGGATTGTCATAGACCGATTTAAGTTCTTCGCTATTCATTGACATCATAGCCTGTATCGTGTCGTTAATTTCGCTTAATCTATATCCTTGCGCTTTTAATGCAGTAACATACTTTCTAGGCCTTCCATTAGGATTGCCTGACTGACCCTTTACAAAAGGTATTAAATGCTCTTTACTCATTCTGTTATTCTTCTGTTAATGATTGATTGTATTTGTGCCTAATCTTAATCTGCTCTTTAGATTCCCAAGCCTTTTTGTATTCCATATCCTCAAATAACTTGCTAAATCCTGTTATATGTTTTAGCCTAAGTATCTCTTCCGATTCCATACCTAACTCGTTACATACCTCTGCATCTGACCAACCATTCTCTAACATTTGGAATACCATATTTGACATACCTGTAACGCTATGCTTACCTCTTGCTCTATTATGTCTCACGGTGCTAGCCATCCTGTCGTTAATGTCCTTTTCAATTACTACAATAGGTAGGCAACCATTGTTCCTTTCTAGGATGTCCTTATTTGATTTGCAAGTAAAGTATCTATGGAAGCCATCGACAATAATGTATTTGTCTAATGCCTCATCATAAATTGTAACGACAGGTTGAGTGTATCCATCGTGCTTAATAGAAGTATAAAGCAACCCCATCTCAATCTTTGCAACTGAATTAGGATTGTAGTCGTTTGCTTGTACCTTGTTAATGTCAACCCATCTAACTAGGTCAATAGGCTGAGTATTCACAGGGCTTAATTCTTTATGAATAAATTCTCTTAGGTCATAAATAAATTTCATCTTGTCCTCTGCATTATTAAATGCATCCTTTAATTGTTCGTATATCATATATATTTATTTTTAAGCATATGTCTTGA